ATGCTGCTTCTAAAACACTTGAACTTGCAATAGTAGGTGGTTCCGAGGGTTTTATATTTAAAGAAAAGTTTGTCGGTATAAAAAACTTCCAAGATGATATGGATAATGCATCGGCTGGTATTGAAAGATTACGAGGTGCTTTAAACATAAATGCTGGAGGAGTTTCCATGTCTACTCCAGGTCCAATGCAAGGTATGACTGTAGGTAATATGTCAGTTGAAAATGCAATATTAAAAATGGCAACCCCTATGACTACTGGTAATATTAATACAGCTGTTAAACAAGGCGATAATATTAGAGGTGGTGACCAAATACTAATTCAAAACAACACAAGTTCTGTTACTGATTCTCTTCAGGTCGACAGATAAAAAAAGGGGGACCTCAGCCCCCCTCCGAAAATTACCTTACAAGGTTTTAATTTTCTTTAGCCAGTTTAGCAAAATAACTTAATGTATCATCTTCTGCTTCTTCCTGTGCTGGTTGGCCAAATGATTCTGCTTGTGCAGTACTCATTCCGGAATCTGAAGCCATACCTGGTGCGTCTGCACTTGGTGTAACATTTTCAAATGGGTCGGTTTCAACCATTCCAGCATCGACTCCTAAAACTCTATTTAATTTAGCTTTTAGTTCATCGTATGATTTATAATTACTAGGATCTAAAAAGTCCTGTAAATTATGAAGTTGACCATAAGTTTCCTCTAGTCTTGCTTCATCACCATTATATAAAGCACTTGGTGTGGCAAATTCTGATTTATCATAGTTTACCCAACCTTCGACTTTTCTGATTTTAATCTTAAAGTCAGCGCCTTCCCAGAAGTCATAAGGATTAATAGGTGTTTCATCTTCAAAAGCAGGTTGCATAGCTTCCATGATTTTGTCAAAGATTTTCTTACCAAACTTGTACAGTTTGACCTTTCCTTCATTTTCTGGATTGCTTGGGTCAGATACGATTAAAACATTACTCACATAATGTAATCTTCTTTTTCTATCCCTAGCGATTTGCTTATCCTCATCTCTTCCAGAGTTCCATAGTAAAGAGTTTGACTCCGATACTGGGTCCTGCTGTCCAATAGAAGTTAAGGAGTTTTCGATATACCATAATCCAGTAGAACCTTTGAAACCGTGGTCCCAATATCTTACCCATGGTAAATCTTCACCTTCCTTAGCCGGCAAAAATCTGATTACAGCGTAACCATTTCCTGCTTTATCTCTGGTAGGTTTCCAAAGTCTGTCATCATCATATGATTGAGTCTCTGGTTTTGTGGATACTGCTTCTGCAGCTTTTACGAGTTTATCGATTGATGAGCCTCGTGTGCTCTTTAAATTTGCAAATGACATTGTATTTCTCCGTTGTATTGCGTTGTATATTAAGGTCAATAGACCTTTTCCGTTTTATCCACTTTATGCATTATATAGAGTTATATTATAACATATTTTCATATGTTTGTAAACCCCTTTAGTAAAATAAGTTTACACTTAGTACTATCAAAGCTTACAAAGGGACTATACTTTTCGATTTTCCTTTTAATATCAGGCCAAATTAATGTATCTGATATTTTTTTAGACTCCCGAGGTATAAACCCTATTAAGGAATTAAGAATAACAACAGTCTCTAAACTAATCTCTTCTTGCATCCACAGTTGAATAACCAATGGGTGTTGACCATCTTCAGATTTAAATAGGTCATCAAACTCTGGTTGTTCCTCTGTTAGTTTATTTATATCATTTTGAAACACACGCGATAGCGATTCAAGTGTTTTTCTATGTTGTAAATAATTCTTTTCGCCACATTCATTAACCATTTCTCCTACATAGGAAACATCGTTTTTAAAGTTAGCGACATAGTATCCTTTTAAATCTTTTTCATGTACCTTTGCTATCTTTGCAAAGAAATATTTATCCTTTCGGTTTAAAAAAGATTTGGCTGATACATTTGTTTTAAAATTATATTTTAATGCATCGTAATCAGTTTCAAAATGTAACTTTAATGCATTATATAATTTGTAAGATTCAAATGGGTCAATCATATTGGTAATTTATTTGTCCTTTTACCTTTAATTAAATTTAGCCCAGACGCTTCTTCTTCGATTTTAGATTTAAGCGATGGTGTTAATAATCTTTTTAGGTTAGAGTAATCCATACCTCTATCCTCTATAATCATACACGCAGCATCTATATATGAGACACCAGGTTGAGTGGCAACAATCCTTTCAACCGCAAGAGAAAATCTCTTTTTGGTCATTATTTTACCTTCTATTTCAACCGACAAAGTCATCGCCTTCGCTCCATGCACAACCAGTCAGACCACCAGCTTGTAATGCCTGTAATGTTCTTAATACTTCTTCAGCATTCCTACCAGTATCTAGAGCATTGACTGAAATATGTTGTATGGTTCTATATTTGTCAAATATAAATGTTGCTCTTAAAGAAACAGGTTCGGCCTCAGCCACAATACCTAATTCATGTGATAAATTTAATCCACAATCAGCCGCAAGTGTATGATTAATATTACCTATTAATTCATTGTCTTGTTTCCAAGCTAATTTACAGAATTCATTATCACCAGATATACCAATCACATTTGCGTATGGTACTAATTTATCCATACCAGCAATTTCTGTTGGGCATATAAAGGTAAAATCCTTTGGGTAAAAGTAAACCACAGACCAATCATGTTTGAGTGGTGTGTAGCCTTCTTCGACCTCTACTCTCACAAATTCATTTTTTTCATTGATTCCTGCTAGTGAGAATGCAGGAAACTTTTCTCCAATTCCTATCATTAGAAAGTCCTCATTAATATACAGTCAGCGTTAATGCGTCCTGTGGGGTTAGTAATTTTAGTTGTAATTGTATCCCAAACTTTATCTATTTGTTTTTCAGTTTTAGATAAAATCTGAGGTAATATATCATCAGGTTTTCTTATCGTGGCTGTTCTACTTTCCTTCTGGTCAAAGTTTTTAATAGATGTACCAGATATTTCAAACCCATTTATTGCAGTGGTTACATATTCAGCAAGTCGTCTTTGTTTCACATTATAAACATATAACTTGTATTTACCCGGTATCATTATTGGGTTGATTGAAGTTAGCTTAGAGTCAATGTCCTCAGCACAATACTGAAGTTTTGCCACTTGGGCGTCTGATGATTTTGGTTTCCTTGTTCGTGGTGTACGTGCAGCCTTGAATGATAATTTTAATTTTTCAAGGTCCTCAAATATCTCCTCGAACTGTTTTAATATTTTGCGTTTATTACCTTTACTGATGTGGCTGTAAGCTTCTACACATTGGTCACATGTTTTATCATATGCGTCCTTTATATTTAAGTACTCCGCCTCTAGTAAAGCTTTAAACATGTTTATTGCATTACCTTTTAATCCATGTAACTTCCATCGATTATATGCAGAGAATTTTTGTGTATAATTTTCATTAATCCAACCTTCAACAATTTCAGTATCAAAGTCGTGGTAAATAGTATCCATAACTTTTCTTCTTGTTCTTTCTGAAGGTGATATAACTATTGGTTTTGGTTTTTTATCCAATTCCTTTCTGATTTTACTTCCGGCATTCTCACATTTTTTCAAATGGTTGTGTATGTCGTTTACCATTTCATCAGTTATTGGATAACCTTCCCACCCATTGTTAATCATTTCAACATAACGATAGGCTTTCATTCTATATTTCCAATCAGGAATTTTTTTCAGATTGTTTACTTGTTTTTTATCAAATCCTAAAACTCTTGAAGCATAAAGTTGGACTGTCTCTGCAGCCTTTTTCTTATTTTCAAAATAATAGAACCAATGAGTTGCTCTACGCCATTCTTTTTCTCTATCCTCTTTTGATTCCGGAATAGGATTATGAGGTCCGTAACTTGGTTTTGGACCCATGAATGCTTCATCAGCATTTTTTAATCTTCTTTTTGGTTGCTTTTTAGTAGCCATATTTCTCCTTATTTTTATGTATATATTATATCACACTTTTTATCATTTGTAAAGTGGCCAGGTCTCCGCGGGTGATAAGGAGTTGCGTTGATGAGACCTGACCGTTGACTTATGTTAGTAATACAAAATTCTCTGCTGCATTCTCAGCATATATTTCTGCTTTACCTGGTAATGGCATTCTCTCCATTAGAGTTCCATCGATAAATTTTTCTACACACCAAACACCATCATTCCTTAATGTAACGCTTGCCATTCTTTTTTCTCCGGCAATTTCGTTTTGATAAGTATGATGACTATTATAAGTGTGTTCTTTTTCACCACCTAGTAATTTATCAATTTTCTTTTCGATGTCTTTTAATTTATCCATCACTTCATCTATTCCATAATAACTCATGTATTATCTCCATCTCTGTATTCGATATCCGATTTATCGAATTGTTTAATTGTTTTTTTCTCCCAAGGCAATCGGATATTTTTACCTTGTCTTTGTTCCTCTACACAATGGGCTGACATATATGCAAACCATGCCGTAAAGATAGTTATGAGGACTGCAAATATAAAATTAAATTCCATAATAATTAATTCCTATGGCCAATATTGTTCCACATATAATCACAACCATGGCAAATTTAAGTAATCCAATAAGAATTGCTTCTATAAAATCAAGAAGTTTACTAAAAAATCCCATTAGTTTCTCCTCATTTTAGCAATATCTTCTGCTTCTTGTTGTGATATAACTGGGACTGCATTTGATTTATGCATTGTGGCAATACCTTTTACCAATGTTCCAGTGTATTTCATAGGCTCTTGTTTTGTACAATCGCTTTTAATGGTATGATAATTACCATTTTTCATATATTCTTCCATTAAGGAATTATATTGTTTCTGTTGTCTAGCTCTTATTTTCTCTAACTGAGATTGGCTAGGTTTTGATTGTTTAAATGCGATTGGTTTCTTTTTAACAGGATTCGCCGCGTGGTTTTTTCTTTTTCTGCCACAAGGGGAATACCTTAATGAACCCATATAAAATCCAGTTACAGCCATTATTTCGGACCTCCGTTATGACCAATCATAGATTTTTCTTGTTGCTCTTTTCTCCATCTGAGGAAATCAATTGCAACTTCTCTTGTTGTGTGAGTTAAAGTACTCACCGGACTTCTTTTAGTTTTTTTCATAATATATCCTTATCATTAGTGTACCATTATACCACATCTAGTGGCCAATGTAAACACTTTTTTTCAATTATTTTGTGTAAAAGCACTAATTAGTGCGTCGCCTTTTAGTTCGTATTTTCTAAATACATATGTTTCACCATTAGATAAAGTTCTTTCCACAATACCATTGTTATATTCTTTATCAAATACAGATTTACCATCTGCAGTATCTTCTGGCCTATCATCGTACCACATTGAAGATAATGAATGCGCGTGCAATGTTTTTACACCTTTTGCCCAATCTTCGGCTTTTATTTTTATTCTTTGTCTTTCGACTCTTTCGTCATACTGTGTCATTTAATCTTTCCTCCACATTTTTTTTAACTTGATTTAGACTGTACCACAAACTTGAATATGTTTGTTTACTTCCATCGTTCCATTCCACATGATACCTTTTATATCCAAATGGTCTGTCAGAGAATATCCTACAGTCACCATAATTTTCTACTAACACTCGCATTAATAATCACCATCAGCAATTCTGTTTGCATTATAAGCATCCATGTACGGTGAATTTTCTAAAAACCTTTCAGTATCTTTATCTGAATGATACATATTTTCTGGTTTAAAACATTCCAAACTTGAAGTAGTGGCCGCAGCTTTCTTGACCTGTTGTGTTAACTTATTATAATTAATAGGTTTTTTACTGTAGACCTTTTTTACTGTTTGTTCAAACTCATGTTTTTCTTTTTCCTCTTGGAGGATTGCTTTTAATTCATCAAATGCATTAGTTTTTGTTAGTGACATGGATTTCCTCCTAAAGTGTTTAATTGAAAATTACCTGGTATATCATGGCCAGTTCTTACTTTAACTGATTCACATAATTTATCCCAGGATTCATTTAAGGTTTTTGGATTTTTATCTTTAGCCCAAGCTAGTTCGACTAAATCCAATTCAATGTCTACAGGTATATTTGTAGCAAGATGTGTTAGTGATAATATATTACTCATTGTGGACCCTCCGGCATAGCTTCGAATCTTTTAGTTATTAAAGATTCTACAGCCCAGTTTCTGTCGGTCATTCCGACTCTCATATCCCAGGATTCACAAATACCTGGTTTCATTCCACCATCTAATTCTATTAGAATTTGGCTAGTAGACATTTGCTCTACATCCTCTGAAATTCTTTCGAGGATTTGTTCGTTTATATGATTTGACATTATACAGCCTCCAATATTGTAAGTGGACAATTCCACAATTGACCATCGATTCTTACGACAGCATTTTTGATTTTGATTCTTTCAATCACGCCTTTTTTGTTAAAGTTTTTTGAACCGTTAAGTCTAACAGGTTGACCTACACATAATGTAGCTTTTTTAATTGCAATATCTTGAGCTCTGATTGCTTGTTGTTGAGCTTTTACAGCTCTAAAAACATCATTTA